GTGTAGAGATACTTTCATCTTTATTAGTCATAGGGTTAAAGATTTTTTTATCTACTTTTTCAACTCTTAAATCTATTTTACCTGATGCAAATTTGTCTTCCCACGAAGTGTCTAGCTTATGTTCAAAAGCAAAGATCATTTCGTCAATTACGTAGTCCCAGCGCTTGAAATGATTAGCATCGATATCGTATTCGTCTTCTTTGGGTGGCGCTTCTGTACTTCTTAAATTCATACCCTCAGGAACATCTTCATCATCAACGTATGGAGCACCATGCTTTGTCTCTTTAAGCTGTTTTAGCATAGGAATAATAATAAGACATAGAGTAGTATCCATGCTCCATGTATCGTACTTGTCAATCTTGACGTACGTAATCCTTGGATGAACAAAGTCTAAAAACTTTTGTAATCCAACTGATAAGGGCTCGATACGACTAGTCCATTTTTTAACCCACGGCTCGTCATAGCTAATATTTTCCCAGTCCTTCCAAAAAAGAACCTTCTCCAATACTGTATATGGAGAAAGCCAATGGTTACGGTAAGGGGAGAGGTATACTTTCATAGTGATGTAGCAAGTGATAGTCCGGTAGTAGCTTTAATATAAGGTTCAGTGATTTCTTCTCGGGTTTTAGAGGTAAAAAGTACGTGCTGTTTTTTAAACGTAAATTCTGATGAGTCATCAATTGAAACACATAAAGGAGCAAAGCCCATTCCCTTTGGACTTAGAGCAATCCTTACTGGCTTTTCAATGACAATAGAATCGCCACTGTCATCTTTAAGACGACCAACAATCTCTTCACCATTAATAAGAACTACAGTTGTAATATTCATTAAAAGGGAGCCTCTTCAAGGTTAGAATTATATTTTGTTTTAGAAGCTTTCTTACTTTGCATAAAGTCAAAGTAGGCTACTTGTGAAGGAGTCAAGATAGTAAATGGCCACATAGGCCATTCAGTTATAATGTCTTCACTCGCTGGCTTCAAGTTCAAGTTCTTCATTATCACTTTCAATATTTGGTCTTCCCGCGCCATAACTATACTCCTGTTTAGCTGCCTCTTCAAGACGCTTCATTACATCTTCTGTGAAATACTTTTCAGGTGTTTCGTTAATGTTCTTACCAAATGCCTTTGATCCATCTGGAAGCTCATAACGAGTAGACACCTTATTAAAGATTTTATATTTTTCAGCAAGCTCTAACAAACCGTAGTATCTGTCTAGACCTTTGTCGTAAGTAAGTAGCACTTCTGCTGTCGAATGTTCTTTTGAAACCCTGGACTTATACATTCGGATTTTAATGATGTTACCGACAATTTCTCCTGAAGGATCTTTCTCCTTCTTTTTGGTGAGCATAGCAATAGTGCTAGCTGCGTATTTGAGACCCGTTCCACCGCCTAACTCCTTTGTAGGTACATATGAACCAACCAGCTCGTATACGTGGTTAGTAACGAGCAATGGGACTTTAACCTTGGCTAATTTCAAGGTTAGCACTCTGAAAGCAGCTTTAATAATTTGCGCTTTCGTCATGTCTCGCGTATCTTTCCCCTCTAAACTATCTTCTAGTTCTTTTGAAGTGGAAAGCATTCCTAAACTGTCCAGAACAAACATCATCGGAGGACGTTTATCTTCAGGTTGTTTTTCATACGCCTCAATCATCTTAAGGGCATGAGTCTTAAATTTTTGAATAGTATCTGGTTCAGCAATAATAACACGTGACGTGTCAATACCTCTTGTCTCCATCATGTTTTTTGTTACTGCAGCTTCAGTATCATAATAAACTACACCACCGCTAGGGTTTGACTCAAGAAAAGACTTAACAACACCAAGCACAAAATACGTTTTACCAGTAGCTGATTCACCAGCAAACGCTGTTACTTTATTATCTGGTACACCTCCATAGAGACTACCACTTAGTACAGCGTTAAGAATAAAGCTACCAGTGTCAATAAAACCACCGAACTCAGCAGAACCTCCGCCATCAGCAGCAATGGAAGTATCTTCATCTTTTATTTGATCAACTAAAGATCTAAAAAAGTCACTCAATTTCTCTCTCCAACATTATTTTTTGATAATCGGTAAGCTGTTTATGTGCTTTAATTACTGATTGAGGTATTACGTTTCCATACTGCTCTAGTACGTTAGTAATCTCTTTAGCAAGAGCACGTGCAAGTTTTATTTCCATTGCAGCGCCTATTTCATGAACTTCAAAGTCTTTCATATTCATTATAATTTAAAAATAGATTTTTTATCGAGCTCTATTTTAGAAGATCTCTTTTTTACGTTCAACTGAGGAGGAAGTGTTGCTGAATGGTTAAAAGCTATAAGAAGAGCAATAGCTAGAGGATCAAGTACAAATGCAATAAGAATAATTATAAATCTAACAGCTTTTTCATAGGTACCTCTTTGTGAATCACCGTAAATTAATTCAGCAACGTATTTCAACGGACCTAACTCAGCCTCTTGTTTATTTTTTTCTAACTGCAATGGGTAAATTTGGCTTGAAATAGTTTCTATAGATTTTTGTCTTTGCTCTATTTCGACTAGTAAATTATTTCTTTCTACTCTTTGTTGCCGTCTTAAACTAGAAGCACGATCTACTCCTGTTTCTGTACTTGATCTAATTAGAGCTTGATCTACTAGATCATCTAATCTTTTTAACTGACGTCTTGAAGTGTCGAGTGCCTGCTTTTCGTTTAAGAGCTTTTCTTCTAAAGCCGAAATCTTTAAACTATTTTCACCAGAAGGTACTGTATGCTCAACATGTGCCCTTGACAAATATCCAAACGTTCCCAATGTTGTAATAGTCATTAAAATAATGATAGCAACTATTAAGTAATACTTTACTGTTACAGGTGTCCAATACCAATTACGATATAACCAAGAAGTTGCAACTATTTTACCTAATGCTAAAGCTACTCCCATTATAATAACAGGATAAAATGCTCCTACAAATATGGTTGTAAGACCTATTATTGAAAAATATTCTGCCACACAAGTAATTACAAAAGCTGTAAAAAGCGTTAAGTAATTAATCATTGTCAATAATTTTATTAACCTTATTAATAAATTCTTTTACCTTTTCACTTCTTTTTGGCCAATAGATATATTCTTTTTCTGGATTAGCTGCTAGATTATTAAGCAAAGGCATGATGGCTTTATAGAGTTGTTCAAGCTTGCCTTGATATGTTGTTTCTATTTGTTCTATCTGCTCGGACTTAACCTTAACGTCTTCGGCAAGTTTCTTCTCTAATGCTTTTAACTCCTCTTCACTAACTGCTGAAAAACCAAAATCATTATCAAATTGATCGTCGTTTATGTTTAGTTTCATGAGAAAAAGCTCTCTAAAGTATTGCGTCTTTCAGTTTTCCACCCGATGACGTCCAGTATATTCTTGATAGGGTCAAGAAATGCTTTCTCAAACTGCGTGTCGTAATCTATCATACTATCAAGCTCGAACTCAGGCGGTAAACTTCCTGGAGTACTAATAACATGTTCACCGAGTATATTTGGCATGCGCAGGTAACAGAACTTTATCTTCTCGCCTCGATGAACGGGCTCATACTTATTACTTAGCCCTTTTTCTTTCAACAGATAATTATATATAATTGCCCCCTTGACATGTATCGGGCAACCTGTCTTGTAGATTTTATTACTGGTGGTATTATCCATCCATTTCTCAAGCTCTTTGCAACCTCGTGGGAAAGCAATATCCTCAAACGTGAGAGACTTAAACCTCTCACGTTCATCATTTATAAAGTCAATAAGATCATCCTCGGTCTTTGTCATGATCATATTAAGAGTCTTTTTAATAGTATCACGTACTACAGAAGGTGTAGAGCTTCGAACAGCCTCAATGCCTGCTATCTTTAGCTTGGGCTCACTATACTGAACACCTTCATTGTTATACACGTTAAGGATATATCGTTTTTTAGCAGTCCATATACCTTTATCGGCAATTGCCTCGCGCTTCATCTTCATCTTTTGCTCATATGCGTTTACATATTCTGCAAGCTCTTCGTAGCATTTATCAATGAAAGGTTCAAAATATTCTTCACACACCTTGTCAAGATACTTTACGGTCTCATCTGCTGTGTGTCCTGGAAAGGTTGATTTAACAAAGTCATCCATTCGGATATACATTGAATCGGTATCGCATGCAATAACATAGTCTATGTTGCTGGTCTTAAGCAGACTATTTAACCTTTCATTTATCTTCCCTTCCATCCAACGAATAGAAAGCTGTCCAGACTTAGTAATTGATTCTGCATATCGAGGGTCAAACCACCTAAAAAATTTATTTCCTAATGCACCATATACGCTATTAAGCTGGATCTTTTTAGCCAATTGCATATTATGACAGCGTGCAATTTCTTTCTCTAATTCATATGTCGGTGCCTTCTCATACTTTTGTTTAGCATCTAACATCTGCTTTTTATATCTGACTCGATCGTCATACAGACGCTGCATCATCTCGGGCAAAAACCCTCTATAATCTTTGTCGAACATACAACCTGTTGCAGCTATAGTAACATTCTGTGCTTTAAGTTCATTACGAATAGCAGGGTCGTTCAGCGCACCGTTAAGTATCTTGTCAACCCCATCCTTAACATTAAGAGAAGATATCATCCCGACATATGTTTCCGGACTAATGTTATACTGCATAATAAGGTGAGGGTATAGACTATTTAAGTCAAACGATACTACCCAATTGTACATACCAGGTATAGGTTCTTTAACAAATCCGCCCTCAATAGGCTCATCCTTAACTCTATCATTAGGATCAAACTGAGGTATAACTATTTTTTTAGACAGTAATTCGTTATGAATGTACATGTCCCACGATCGTACAGAAGTAAAAGTATCTAGATAGTTAATCTTACCGTCATAAGCAAGAGCAAAGACTTGTTCGATAAACTTTAACTTATCTTCCATACGGTCAATGAGCCGAGTATCTTGAATATTATACTCGATGTATCGTTGGAAATTGCGCCTGTATAGATCGTCTAGCGAATCGTAGCCTTCATCATGGTAGTCGACTTTACGTTCACCTAATACAACGTTGGCAATATGATCAAGCTTATAGCTTTCCTGCATAGTAAAGGAAAACTTTTTATATAATTGCATGTAATCTAGAATTGTTAGTCCCACAATCTCAGGAATAACATACGAGCGACCTGCTATTTCTACCTCTCTGGAAGAAAGTATACCCCACGGTGACAGTCGCTTGGCCGATTCATTACCAAGTATTCGACTGATTCGATTAATAATGTAAGGCATGTCAAAGAACTCAACGTTCCATCCAGTAAGTACGTCAGGTACAAACTGTTTGGATCGCCACACCTTTATGAACTTATCAAGTAAGTCAGCTTCATCCTTACATTTAAGGTAGGTTATATTGTCTACTTGATCGTCTGGTATCTTAAAGTCATTACAGCCAAACACTACCATCTTCCCACGCTTGCTTATAGTAATAGCAGTTATGGGCTTATCAGCTGTTTCTATATTGGGAAAACCACCAGTTGCTTCAGTCTCAATGTCCAATGAAACCACAGAGATGATACTGGGGTCATAGTCAATGGTCCCTGGATAGTGATCATGTATAAAGGTGTAAACAAAGTTTGTAAGTCCATAAATCTCCAATCCATCAACATCCTTGTACCTCTTTATGTAGTCACGAGCTTCATATACGGAACCAAACTCAAGCTTGTCAACATGTTGACCTTTAAGAGTTCGATATTCAGTGTTCTTAATTCGGGAGGTAACAAATAGGTAAGGTCTATAAGGTATTGCGTGCTGTACTCGTTCGCCATTTTCATAACCACGCAATAAGATCTCGCCCTTGTTAAGGTATACATTAGTATAAAATTTAGACATTACTATGCTTTCGGTGCGTTCTGTTTCACCGGTCAATTGTAAATTATAAAGGCATACAATTCAAGCTGTATGAGAGAGCTGTAAGTTATTCTGTACGGTCTTTATTATAAACTGGTCCGCCGGTGATCCAGGCTTTGCAGGAGCGCGAACCCGCACACTTGAAATGCAGGAAGTTACAGTACCCAAGATTAGCAACATTAACAGAAGCCCACGCGTCGACACCTGACTCATCTCCTTTTATTCCATTACTAATACATTCACGCATTTTATCAGAGACGTCAAATGCTCCACAGTTACTACAGGTCATACTTGTAGCTGTTTTTTCATCGATATGAAATACATCAGCTAGTTTTTTCCAATAATCACCTGGTTTTTCCGGGTTAGCCGGTCCATACAAATACTCTTCTATTGCATGCTGTCGATTTTCTAGATTAGTATGAATGTCATAAGTGGCAGTAGGACAGCTATTGTTCTTAGCTTCATGAATTATAATAAATTTTTTAAATGAATGCATTGCAGTCTCTTTAAGGCGACCCATTGTCGCCTTGTATTTATGAAAGCCTGTTAAGCTTATCAGCCTTAGCTTTCTTAGCTTCTACAATACCTTCGTATATAGATTCTAGTATTATTTTAAAAAATTTAATCATAGGATGCCTCTTCTTTGTAAAAGTTTTATTCTACGCTCAAGATCGAAGAGATCATCAGATTTAGACAAATACTCTTCTGTTTCTGAATGATATTTTGGCTCAAAAGACTTTTTAACCTTCTTCCAAAAATCATCTAACTTAAGCACGGATAATGCTCGCTTCATTTTATCTCCTTGTGGGAATAAAAAAGCCCGCCGACGGCGGGCTTATGCTTACAGATTACTTGTAGAGTCTTCTGTAAGTAACTGCTTAGATTTTTGTTTAGACTCAGAGTCTTTAACTTCAATCTTTTTAGGCTTTTTATGCTCAGGAATAATGCGTTCAAGAAATACACGTAGCATTCCATTAAGCATATCAGCATCTTTTACTTCGATCTGATCATCGAGAGTAAAAGTACGAGTAAATGCACGATCAGCGATACCCTTAACCAGATAGCTATAACTATCTGCAGCATCTGATGTTTTACCCTTGATAACCATCTTACCGTCTGCAAGCTCAATTTCAATATCGTGCTTGGCAAAGCCAGCGACAGCTACTTCGATAACATAAGTGTTATCACCTGTCTTTTTAATGTTGTAAGGTGGGTAGTTAGGAATGTTTTTCGTTAGATCATCATGTACTTTAGCCAGCTTGTTAAACTGATCATCAAAACCAATATACAACTTATCGAAGTCTTTAAAAAGATCACGACCAAAAACGTCTTTAAGATACGTCATGTTTATCTCCTTGTTAAGCGAGTTAAAAATTAACCAACCCATAAGGCGTTGGCCGAGGAATATTTTACTAGCCTGACCTCGGACTGCTAGCTCCCATCCCGGGGATTCTTACTTTTCTTCAGAAATAAAATTATTAAGTCTCTTAGCTTTATTAATAAGTTCGTCTTCTGTAAGAAAAGATGGCATGTCTGGCATAGAAGGGATAGGCGCTTGTTGTTGATTTGCCCTATCTACAGCTACCTGCCACTCATGCATAATTTTTTCTTTACGAGTAAAAAAATCTTGTTCAGCCATTTCTTTACTCATTTTTAAAAGTTCAAGTCTAATTTCATATGGTGTTTTACCCATTTTTTTCTCCTGTGTGTGTTGTGTAAGACCCTGTAGGGTCATATTATTTATCACTCCATTAATACATAATCCTCTTTACTAACCCCACATTCAGGGCAACTAGCAGAATCAGGAAGACTAAGCCAATCAGCTTCTGAAAGTGTGTGACCACAAACTATGCATATGTAAGTTCTTTCTTCCATTATAGTGTCTCCAATACATTCTTATATGCTTGTGCATGACGCTCTTCTACTTTTTTAAGCGCAGCAAAGCGAAGCTCAGCTTTTCTTAGTACATCCATAAATTGCATTGCATGTTCTTTTGATTCTTCAATTTGTTCTTTTGCAATATTTGCTGCATGATGCAGACCTTCTGTCTCAGCAATTGCTTTAAACTGAGGATACATTTCAGTAAATTCGTAGGTTTCACCTTCAAT